TACCGTCTCTACGTCAACACTCTTGCGAACATCTGAAACGTCAGAGGTCAATGAACAATTTTTCAACGGATACATTCGTCGAAAACGAAATCTGGATTCGCAACAAAGTCTGACCTTGGCCCCGGCTACAGCATCAACCCTCTCAACCCTCTCAACCCTTCCTTCCTTCCTTCCAACCTACCTTTCCTACAGAATGCCTTCCAACCAGAACCTCAAGATCAAGGTCCCCGCAGAGCCCAAGCGCACCATGAGCGCCGAGTCCAAGGCCAAGATGCTCGAGACCCGAGCCAAGAACAAGGCCACCAAGGCCGAGTCCAAGGCCGAGCCCGCCAAGCCCAAGGTCGAGTCCAAGACCAACGCCGCCGCCGCGCCCGCGGCCGAGCCCGCCAAGAAGAAGGGCCCGCCTCCGATGAGCCCGGGCAAGCGCGCGGTTGCAACTGCCAAGCGCCTCCAGACGCTCGCAGCCAAGAAGGCCGCAGCGGACAAGCTCAAGGCGGATGCGTCCAAGGTTGTGTCTGTTCGCGAGACCTTCGTTGACGTGCACGACGAGGACAATGAGCATCTCAACTTCAGCATCAACTGCTACACCGCCGCGGCCGCGCGCGGGCTCTGCACGTACATGACCACGGTTTTCATCAAGAACCCGAAGGGGTACGTGAGCATCTTCGAGCAGCTCGAGCCCGAGGCGGACGATGACGAGTCCGTTGAGTCGGATGGGTCTCCGGAGCTGTCGGATGACGGTGAGCTCTCGGACGAGGAGTAAAAAGTTGAACTTCAAGTTCAACTTCAACAATAAAACAATTTTTAACTTGAAGTTCAACTTGAAGTTCAATCCAAAAACGAAAAGTTTTGAGGCACGAAAACGAACCTTGGGCCCTCCCACAACTAATCTTCTCACAACAACAAATCTTTCAACATGCCTCCTCCCATCCACCAGTGTCACGCAGCCAAGGCCAACGGACAGCGATGCAACTACAACTCAAGATTCCATGACAACCGCCTTTGCGCCACGCACGAGCGCATGCGGCGCGAGTACGAGCACTACTGGAACACCAACCCGTGGATCCAAGCCAACCGCCAGCCGTACCAACTGCCAGTTTGGGACGCGCCTGCACCGGAGCCCGAGGTGGTTCCGCCACCGGAGGTAGTTCCGCCACCGGTACTGGTGCGGGATTGCGAGAGCTGCGGACGCGGGCTTCCCCGCTACCGCGTGCATCAGGGCCTGCGGTTCTGTTCGCACTGCACGGTTCACCGCAACCGCCCGGACCTTCCAGTCGAGCAGCGCTGTGCCTACCACACGCACGGAGGACGCCGCAAGGAGTGCTTCAAGGCACGCCAGACGGACGACATGTGCCGCACGCACTTCAAGATCACCACTTCACTCATGTGCCGGAAGAACATCAAGAACGCCATCGAACTGATCCGGGACCACCAGGCGGATTGGCACCAGATCATCCATGCGGCCTTTGCCGGGCCCGGACGCGAGTCGCCCTGGTGCTTTGGCATCCATCAGCACGAGATCCACCGTGCAGCCGTGCACATAGCCATCGTGTGCCACATCCCGGAGCTGTACAACCAGCAGCAACGGGAGTATTACTACCGCGCGATGCCACACCGCGCACCGCAGATGGACGAGCAGGGTGTCATCCACCGCCCCGTCTTGTTTGTCCAACATGTCGGACTCATGGACCCGGGCTTGCCCCCTCCCCGCACGGATCTCGAGGCCTTCACGCGGGATCGCCAGAACGTGCACACCACGGTCGTCACGGAAATGACCAACAAGAATGTTGAGGTTCTTCTTCAGACGCCCGGAGACGAGACGGACCTTGCCACGCTACTGTCTCAACTGGCAGCGGGTGTCCGCGGCGAGAGCTGTGTCTTCCCAACCGTCGGACAGCTCAAGGACGTCTTCAAGGACGTGGCCGTGTGGTGGAACAAGAAGTCATGTCGCAAGGCGAACGACTGGCTGTACAAACGGCTGCTGCAGTCTCTGTGGCTCCGCATCAAGACGTCTGGAAGCTTCAAGGGAGACCTCGAGAAGCGCCTCTGGGAGGAGATGGTGGATTCTCTGGGCATGTGCTGCGACGGGCACATCAACCGCCTGGCGAACGTCATGGTGGGATTCGACGACGCGTTCCAGGCGCAGGTGTCAGCGGGCGAGGCGCTGCAGAACCGGATGGCCTCCATTGCAGAGATGGATCTCACGACCGAGAAGAAGGTCGAGATGGCAAACGCCGTGTTTGCTGAACTGGCAGTTCCCGAGCCGGAGCGCCAGGCGTGGCTCGAGGCGTTCTGATCCGACCACAACAAAAATCTTTTTACATGTAGGTAATGGCAGACAAGGAACTCGAACTGCCGAAAATTCAACGCGTGAAACCTCAACCTCAACCTGAACCGGAAAAGCCAGCGGAACCGAGTCCGCCCAAGAAACCCAAGATTGAGCCGCCTCTGCCGTCGCCCAAACTGCAGGGCCCGCACAATGCGCCACCATCTCCTAAAGGCGGTACGCGGAGACGACTGGTGAAGTTGCGCAAGTCCCATCGCTCCGATAAGAAATGGGATGCAGTGTTTGAGACGCCGCAGGGTCAGAAAGTAGTTTCGTTCGGGCAAAAGGGGTACTCGGACTTTACGAAGCACAAGGATGTGACTCGTAGGGCTCGGTATGTGCATCGGCATTCTGGAATGGGCGAGCACTGGGACAATCCCATGACACCCGGTGCATTAAGTCGATGGATTCTGTGGAACAAGACCACCCTGCGTGCAAGTGTTGCGGATTACAAGAAACGGTTCCATCTTTAAGAACTCCACTGCTTGGGATCGATCGGCGGCGGGATCTTGATCGGTTCCAGTTTCGGAGGGGGAGGGGGGCCGGTAGGTGAAATCGGCTTCTTAACAGGAGCCGGGGGCTTCGGAGGGGCCGGACGTTGAAACAAATTCATGAACCCGCGCATTACTTCATTGTAGCAAAGTGCTTGAAGCTATTTTACCGCTCGGGACATGCAGTGATTCCTAGAGCGGTTAACATGGCTGTTTGCGTCCCGTATGCATAGTGAGCCACTTCACCCGCGACAAACCAAAACACGAGATGGACAAGCAGATGCCCACGAAGAAGCCATGCCGTAAACATCGCCAACAAGACTGTTAGCGCTGTATCGACGACAGCAACGCCCAAGAACCGATACGAATGAGGACCCGTTCCGGGAGCTCCAAAGATATTTGCGTTAGGACAGGAGGCCATTATCCTAAAAACGGAAATGATTTTAGGGAAACTCGATTCTAATTAGCCCAAAATGTCGTTCCTCCACTCTGTCCTTTCCACAAACAACTGCAGCGGTTGGAATAACGGCACCCATCAAATTTGGCAGATCCCCATCAAGCTCTTCAATTCACTCCCAATCAAGCGCTGGAAGTACAATCGCCCACCGGACATTGATCGTGTTGCAGAGATCCATGCATACATGGCACAATCCAAGCGTATGGATGGTATGATTTACATTGCAGAGATCGGTTCAGACATTGTGTGCTACGAGTCCAACCACCGCCGCGAGGCACTCAAGGGTCTGGATGACATGGCAGAGATCATCGTGGACATTATGTTCAACACGACGCATGACGCCATCAAGGAGGAGTTCCTTCGTCTCAACAAGGCAGTCTCGGTTCCGGATTTGTACGTGAGCGAGGAGCCAGTCTTCAACTTGGACGATCTGCTAGCTGCCAAGGACGAGTTCTGCAAAAGGTACGCGGACCACAAGAGCACCTCCGGGCGCCCGCAGAAGCCCAACTTCAATTCCGATAATCTCCTGCAGGATTTTGACAAGATCACACGTGAGAAGAAGATCACGGTTGCAACACTCATGACGCGCCTTGAAGCGCTGAACACGGAAATGAGTACCCGCGACCGCAAGGGGGTGTCTGATAAGGTCATTGAAAAGTGCACCAAGTCCGGATTCTGGCTCTTTGCCTGGAATAACCGCCTCGATGTCAAGGACTTCTGAAAACGAAATTGGTCAACAAAACAAACTCATTTTTTAAATGTCGTTCCAACAGTGTGATGGAAATGGTGAATGCCTCGAACAGACCGACGACCAAAACACCTACGGGAAGCGTGCAGACTTCAACTGCGCACACAATTGTCAGCCGATCCCCTGTTGCAACGAGATCATTTGTGGATCCTGGCTTCCACCGTGGTTTCACGGAATCAAGAAAGTAGGGATATGTATCTGTCTCGGTTGTAATATGACATTCGGCAAGAAACTCGACATCGTTGAGAATGTCGAGTGTCCTATGTGTTTGGAGACAACCAAGTGCGTAATTCAGCCCAATTGTACTCATCCAACATGTGTGCCGTGTTTCAAGCGTTGTCATTATGGTGAATATGAACCCCAACCACAGTTTCCGTACCCGGAAGAAGTTTATGATGAATTTGAAAATCATCAGTTAGATGGTCATGATCCTGCTGAATTTATTGCAAGGTATCCGCTAATCGAAAAGTGGGATAAGGACTGGAAGAAATGGGAACAGGAGAGGGATGCAAAGTATGCGCGTGAACAGAACCTTCGGATTTGCCCTATTTGTAGGCGTTAACACTTACACAGTCTAGTCGTTCCATCAGAATGCCCCCGAAGAAGCAGCCTACCAAGACGGTTGTTATTGAGCGTGTCGTTACGACCAAAGAGACCCGTGTTACCTATCAGCCCAAACCTGAACCCAAGAAGCAGAGTGGTGCATGCCATCGATGTGGTCGGACAAGCCATTGGATTGCCGATTGTTACGCAAAGACCGATAATGATGGAAATGACTTGAGCGACGATGACGACTGAAAACGGATCAGAAGCTTACATAAAAAACCATTTTTACAGTCAAGATGTCTTCAACTATTGACGCCGAACTCGCCACCCTGCACGCCCGCATCGCCCAGCTCGAGGAAGCCAAGAAGGTTCCTCCTCCGATCATCACTCCACAGGAACTACTCGTCAAGGCACAGGAGAGGGTCAAGCGCGAACAGCTGACGGCGAATAAGAACAAAAGCCCTGTTTCAATTGCGTGTAGGTACTCATACCAATCGCAGACAGCAATGCTCGAGTCGATCGTGGAGAGTTTGAATCGTATTCACGCGCGTCTTGATGCTCTAGAAGGGAAGTAGCCGGGGATTCTTGACCATGGCATTGAACATGTGGACGTACGTGATGGCGACGGAGGCAACGACAACCCAACCCCACTCCATTTTTGTATTGGACCATGAAACAAGAATGGGCATCTCAAGCGTAGCGGTGATCCTGATGATGGTGGGGTTTCTGTACATTGGATTCTCAACAGCGAGCCAAGTTGCGACCCAGCCAAAGTTGCCCGAATTCCCTCCTCCCCTGTCCGTGGGTAAATCCCGGAATCTGCAAGCGTCCTCGCAAGATGCAGGAATGTATATACAGGATCTTCGTCGTCAGACCGTTATCCAGGCCGGACGATTGAACAATCAAAGTTTCACGAATGGCGTGTTGGAATTTTCATTGACTACTTGATGAATGTCGACCAAGCGGTCAACCTTCCCGGGAATGCAGGTACAGGACTTGGTGGCGTCGCACACGTCGTAGTCGGTCTAGGAAAGTGTAATTTTCTCGACCTGTAAAGGTAATGCCAGAGAGGATTGCCTTTCTTGCAGGTGCCCGGTTGGCAAATTTCGTAAATGAAGACGGAAGTATCTATGTCATGTCACCTACAGGGCCAATCAAACGATTGTCCCCAGATGGAATATTGACAGATTTCGCAGGTGTGCCGAACCCCGTGAACGGAGAAGCAATCGATGGACCATTGGCAACCGCGCGATTCCAAAATCCACAAGCAATGACAAGGGGTCCCGATGACAATGAGAGAACATTGTATGTTGCCGATGGTAACTCTATCCGAGTCATCAAGAACGGCCAAGTAACCACTCTTGCCGGACATGTGATAAATTTTGATGATGACGATGATGATTACGGTGTTATTATTGATGCAAACGATATTTGGAATAAACCGGGTAAAGGTCTATTTTTTTGGGATGAAGACAGATTGCGTTCCGTTACGCTTGATGGAAAGGTCACAACAATAGCAAGACCGCCTAAATATGATGATCCTCCTGATGTAGCAACAAAATACTTTAAGTACTGTAATTTGCACATCCCAAACGCAGTATTCGATATCCTAGGAAATCAATATTACAGTAAAAAATGGGCCCTTGCAAGGTCAGGTCGTGCTTGTAATGAGGATCCAGAGTTCCACGGGTACATTAAGATGACGATTACGAATGGTGAGGAAACGTGTATTAAAGGTCCAGATGCAAACACATTTACATACGATTTCAGGGACAAAATACTGTATTTTTCAGATGACACGGGGGTTTGGCGTGAAGGAGGACGTACACCGCGATTGTGGCAAGGGTTTGCGCGAGCGGAAATTGATTTCTTTAACGGCGTCATGGCTGTCCTGCCTCCCGCCCCGAATCCCGATGTGCCGGACACCTTTGATCCGAACCGTGCGAACTTTAGTTTCTGTCCGGTGTGTCTCGGATACGCAACACGTGAGAGTGGTTGTATGTACATGCATCACGTGTGCCCAGCCTCAAAGAGACACCCAGAGCTGTATGGGGAGTATGCCAATCCCGTGGACGGCCAAATCGAGTGGTGTACGGTGTGTGGTCGCATCTGCAAGGGTCACGGGCACATCTTGCGAAATATGCCCGAAGACAGGGCTACTGGACGCGTGCCATACCCGCCGGGAGTCGTAGTCGACTTCTTCGGCAATGACTGCTTTCCCTATGGTGGAGGTGGAGCGACCGAGAAGTTCGTCCGGATGGAACAGATGGCAAAGGCGGCATGTGAAGCAATCGAGTCGGTTGGACGAGATACAGAGGATTCCGTGAGAAAGACGATGATTGAAAAGATATGGCGCGGCGTGAAACCGCTGGACGATCCTGCACTCTATCAAGCAGCAACTGCGCGTATGGCACATCCGATTGAAGTACCCTGCGAGCTTCCTGCAGTCATTGCCCAGCCTGCTCGTGCCGCTGTGCATGTCCGTCGACCTGCCGATGAAGCAGCCATGACTCCAACCAAGCACGTTGCCCCTGACAATCGCTGTGCGGTGGAATTGAACGAGCCACAGCATGAAGGCAAACCGGTCTACCAGTTCCACCACAAGCAACCGGACGGAACAATCTGGAATCACGAAAATGAGTACATTTGTGCAGAGGACCTCCAGGCGTATATCGTACAACAAAACAGCGATGTATTTACCGGATTGTGTCCACTAAACGATCACTGCAAGGCACGTCTGTACCCTGAAGAAATCGAGGATATTATCGAAGCGAGTGTATGGAAACGATACCAAGAAAAGTTCGATGAACATTTTGCCGAACCTGCAGCAATGGCGGGTGGTGGCAGGTCGTCCGGTATTTTCTACAAGATTGACCCTAGTGAGATCGGGTGTTTGCTTCCGCCAAAGAAAAAGGCAGGTCGTCGGACGTACCGCAAGAAACAGAAGAAGACGCGTGGAAAGAGTCGGGCTAGGAAAGTGTAATCTGCTGCGTGCGCGGCAAACGACGGCTCAAGACATCACGCTTGGTACCGCCCACAGACATGTCATCTCCCTCCTGGATTCCCTCGATGGCGCGCAGGGCTTCGGCTACACGCTCCGGCTGGTCGGCAAACTGCAAAAAGAGCTGTTGACGGAGGGTTGACCGCTTCAAGGCCGGACGCACAGTACGCTCGGACCGGGTGATGGTACCGACGGCTCCCTCAACTAAAAAGTTATCGAGATTGTTCCCCTTCATGAACTCCAGAACTGTGGCACCCAGCCTGGTCTTGCGTTCACGAATTTCCTTGGCCTGCTTCTGGAGAGTCCGGAGCTCATCGTCTGCAGCAATCCACTGACGGAGCGTATCGCGGATCTGTTCAACCTCCATTTACTGTCTTGTCTGTTGTCGCGAGTAAACCGCATAGATTTTCATTCTTTCAGGTGAAACCTTTGCCATCCGGAGTCGTCTTGCTACCCGTTCACGACGCTGGATTTCGCGCGCTACGCCTACAAGTATGCAGATCAAGACTGCGAGGCCTCCAAGGACACCCCCGACCACAGTGAAGGTCGTAGTTTGAGCCTGTGACTGAATTGCACCAAGATCCACAACCGTCCGGGGTGTTGGCGTCATACTTGGCGTTGCAGAAACTGTCACTGAAGCAGACGGTGTTACAGACGAAGTCACGGACAGTGACGGTGTGGCTGTACTTCCGTTGGACATGGATGGAGTCGGGGTCATGGACGGTGTCAACGACAAGGTCGGGGTCATGGACGGTGTCGAAGAACTCGTGCGCGAAGGCGAGGGGGCTGCTACAATACTGAATTGTGACGATGTAAATGTTGTTGTGTCGACCCGAATGACTACTGCATAGCGCGTACCTCCAAATCCGGGATTGAACGTGGAGGGACACAGGTACTGGACGGTATTGTTCGTATCCGGAACAAATGTCGTATTCAAAGGAGTTCCAACTGTTGTTACTCCGCCGAACCCAGTGCTCTGAATGGAAATGAGGGACTGGTTGCTCGTTGCGTTCGAGACGAGGTATGTAATTGAAAAATTCTGCCCGCATGTTGAGGGCTGCGTAACCCATGCAGTAATGACTGCACCAAGTGTAGCTAGGAGGCGCATTATACCTTACTTCGGCCTTTGGTTATGTGCCTTGTACGCAATATCACCTCCGGCCTTGATCTTGAGTGTGGAGCTGAACAGCTTGCGATCCGTTACAGCCGTTGTGGTGTTCCAGACCTTGATGATGTGAAACTGCCCCTTGGGACTGACTGTCACTCCGGCGATGCAGTCATTGTTGCTCTTGAGAATTGAATTGACGAAACAGTGTGCCATGCAGTCGACGAGCACTGTATGCGTATCGGACGCATCCACCTTCATGGACCATGCGCCACCCTTGTCGTTCTCCGGCGCATCCCACAGGGGTGGGATCCCGGTTTTCATGAAGAAGAACATGCCGGATTCCCACACATCCTTGGGAATGCCGTCAATGACTCCCCAGAACTCATCGACGGTCTTGATCTCGTACACCTTGATGTAACTGTTGAGGGAATAGTTGCTGTCGTTGGGATCGTGATACCAGAGAGTCCACATTTTTGCCACACGGTACTCTTGTATTCGTTCGTCGGATTCCGTTTTTCGCAAAAACGAAAGTTGTCGCCCTAGAAGAGTAGAAGAGGCGTGGCACAAATGGACATCACTACCCTTTACAGTGCCCGGGCTCTTCCCAGGGAACCTCTCGCAGACATTTCCAACATCCTTTCCAAGCTCAAGACGTCATTCCGCCCCATCCGTCGCCCCGTTGTTCTCCGGCGCGAGTTCCATCCCCCACCTGCAGAAGTGGCTCTCAATTGGCGCGACAATGTACTTGTCGAAGTCGTCCGCAAGGTCCGCGAGAAGGACGATCCGGATTACGATGAGATCAACGCCGCCATCAACAAGGTGTCCAAGCAGAACTATGCAAAGATCGTCGAGTCGATCATGACAAAGCTGGCCGCGCGCGACGCCATGTTCCGCCTGCGCATCACCACCCTGCTGTTTGATCGCGGGATCCGGCAGAATTGCTTTGCACCCATTCTCGCGGATGCGTACCGCGACATCACCAAGGCCCACGAGGATGCCCGCCAGGATCTCGTGACGCAAGTCAAGATGTTCGACACCTTGTACGACATGAGCAAGGTTGTCATTGTCCCACCTTCAACGGATCCGGGGTTCAATGACGCAATCATCGCCTGGACCAAGCAGAAGGAAACCAAGCGTGGCTTTGCCGTCTACACATCCGAGCTCTTTACGCGCGGGCTTCTGGCAGACGGCATCATGCAGTCCATGGTGGCGCAGGTTATCGAGGACCTCAAGGAGAGTATCGCCTTGCCAAAGACACCGCCGGGCGAGGAGCATGTGGATCATCTGGTTCGCTTCCTGTTCGCCATTGCGCCCAAGGTGGCGTTTATCAAGCCGCTGGTCACGGACATTCTCAAGATTCCCCGCCCGAACACGCCGAGCCTGACCATGAAGTCCCGATTCAAGCTCGAGGATTGTCTCAAGGCATAGACAATGCCGTGTCCTGCACCGGATAGCGATTTGTCCACGCTCGTAAAATTGAAATATACCAACAAATTGACGAAAGATGTACTGGAGAACTCGTTGATTGTCTACAAGGGGTGTTGGAACGACGACAATGCACAGCTTGAAAAGTATGCTATAAAGTACGAAGATCTTGATTTTTACGTAACACGTGCATTTGCCAATTCTAAAGGAATCGATACAGATCCTTCTCCACCCCCTTCTCCTCTACGCCCAGTACAGCAGGGAGGACGAAGGAAGACTCGCAGGAGGAGGATTGTCTCGAGGCATAAGTAATGGAGATTCCGCCCGATCACGAACTCGTTATCGTCTGCCACTGCAGACCCTGTCGACGCCCGAAGGGGTACGTTCCAAAATACGAGAATGAAGGAGACGATCTGCTCGACATTGTAGAGGATACAGCGGACCAGGATGCAATTCGTACAATTAGTGATGACGCGCATTTTGTGGATGTGAGCTGCCCCGACGCGTCCTTGGAACGAAATAAATGGTCTGATGTTCCGGATGGTACAATCCAGATTGTATGGGGCAAGGCATGCCCCGTGTATCCGGCATTCAGTGCAGGATTGTACTGGGACTTGCAGGATAAAACGTACAAGCAACTGGATCCGAGTCTCTCAATTGAAACCGTAAAGGATATTCTTGACAATTCGTACCCAAAACTGAAACCCGGAGGCATGGTGGTGTTCCCTTTATTTCAACATATGGTCCGCGAAGCGTACGATAAATACAATCCGGGTCCGCAGTGGAGGATGGTGGTTTCAGAACACTTTCCATTCTTGGTGAAGAAATCGAATACTTTTCCCAAGGCCAGTGGCGGGGTCATTGTCTTTACAAAAGTGCCCGCAGGTGGACGTCGGCGCGGCAGGAAGACTCGTAGGAAGACCTTGCGAAAGAGAAAATGAGCAAGATTCCTTCCCCGACCGTCCTCGCCCATGCCGCAAAGCTGGCAATTACAGAGGATCGCCCCATCTATCTGGATTACTACAATGACAGCATCGAGAAGAAGTGCTGCATTGGTGTTCGCGAGGAGGACAAGTGCCTCATCAAGTCTAACACGGAGTACACGTCGAGCATTGTCACCATCACCCGCCTGAAGGAGGAGGGTGTCTTTATCGTGCTGACGGAGAACTCCCTGTACATTGTCTCGAGCGACATTCCCATCAAGCGCATCGTGACGCCGTCTACAGAGACAAGTTCGTAAAAGACAATGGAGTTTCCGCCACCGCATCGTATTCTTTTTGAATGTTTGAATGACCGAAACACCCGCGCCTACTGGCAGGATGTGAAAACTACATACGCGGACCGGTGTGATTTTGAAGAGATCGAGGCCACGGAACACAATTCAGTCGAGGAATTCTCGGCTTGGTTGACCCAGTGGCTCTCCTTCGCTCCTACACAACCTCACCGAATCCGGCTTTTGATGATTTGGCATGCCCACTTTTTGAGTGCAGCGTGCCAGCAAATGATGCGTCGATCCCTCGAGACTCGATCCTTCAAGTGCAGAGTCTGGTTTCATCTCGAAGAGCCGACACTGCAGCATGCGATTGTGAGCAGATGCGTTGTGACCCGAATGCCGCAGTATACGCATACCCCGATCGTGCATGGAACGCTCGATACGGCCCTGTGGGATGACCCAGTCGCTTACGAAGTCGCGCTCTCTAGTAAACAATGAGGGTATTCACGGACGGCTCCTGTACGGCAAACGGTCAGAAGGGCGCCAAGGCTGGGTATGCCGTGTGGTTCCCGGACCATCCTGACTGGGCCGAGTCTCATCGTGTCCCCGAGACCCAGTCGCAAACGAACCAGCGTGCCGAGCTGTCGGCGATCCACCGTGCGGCCCAGATTCTGGATTCCAAGGGGTGTGACGAGGATGTGACAATTTATACGGACTCTGCATACTCGATCAGCTGTTTGACCGAGTGGTTCACGGGTTGGGTTGCAAGGAACTGGAAGACAAGTGTGGGCAAGGATGTCTTGCACCGGGACTTGATCGAAGAGACAGCGACCCTGCTGTCCAAGCGCAAATCGTACAAGTTTGTGCATGTCAAGGCGCATACTGGCAAGTCGGACGACTTGTCGAAGCAGAATGACATTGTCGATCGGATGGCGCGTGAATCCGTGGAGGGACGCAAGATTGTTCTGCCGACAGTGTCAACGGATGAGATTGCCCCGGGATGTCCACTGAACATCTTGGGCCCATCGATTGCCCAGACGGTTGTTCTCGATTGGGTCAAGACGCACCTCGATCAATTTGACACGGACATGGTGAACAAGCACATGATGAAGCTCTTTGCAGAGGCGTGCAAATCAAAGAAGGTTAACTTGACAAAACACGTGTCTCAACGCACGACGATGCTTCGCGCGGAGGTTGAAACCGTTTTAATCGAAAAGGTTGTAGTAGAGTAAATGAGCATCCCGGTTACTGTCATTCAGTTTTCGTCGCCCACGTGCGCACCGTGCAATCAGATCAAGCTGGCAATGGATATCATGAAGGAGGAGTGCAACGGCGTCGTGGCCTGGGAGTCGGTGAATGTCCAGCAGGACGTGGCCGGACTCGTTGGTCGCCTGGCTGTCACGTCATGGCCAACTATGGTGGTTCTGGTTGGTAATAGCGATTTCGGACGTGTGGTGGGTACGAACGTTGGCGCATGTTATGCACTCATCAAGCGTGCGGTGGCTGCTGCAGCGCCCCCGCCTACCGAGAACACCCAGTAGGTGCCCTGCCTGATCCGGAGGTATCGTCACGACGGTAGCCCCCACTCTGCGTCTGACCCCCACCAACGCCCCCGCCCGAGCCGCCCCCGCCCGAGCCGCCCCCGCCCGAGCCGCCTCCGCTGGAGCCGCCGGACCTCAATGTCGTAGCAACAGAGCTAGGCAAGTACTGGGGGGCCGAAGACTTGAAGATAGCATAGATGGCTCCAGCTGTCAACAGGCCATAGATAAGACCCCACACCGGTCCTGTTGATGGAGAGATCATGCATTTGGAGATGGAAACGGCTTGGATGGCGTACAAGGTCAAGAAGGCAACAATGGTTCCAAGCGAACTCGTCCATCCGAGATTGTCGATCAAGTCAATGACATAAAACCAAAACACGGATGCGGTCATGGTCAATGTCGGTGGAACAGCCACTGTAGTCTTGGTCTCGCCGGAAATATTGCATCCATCGTATGCGCCGCTAGGAGGGATAGCAACAGGGGGAGGAGGAGCTGCAGGAGGGGCACTGCCTGCGCGAGCGAACGCCGAGTTCAAAATACGCATGACAAATGAAAGGATCATATCAAATCCGTACCCGGAGACCGCTCCCATAACGCCCGCAAAGGTTCCGGTCCAGTACACGCCCTGGTATGTGAATGCGTCAGCCAGGACACCAAACAAGAGCAAAAAGTGAGGAATGTAGCGGAACAAGATAGACGGTTGCGCGGCTCCTACTCCTACACCACTTTGCACGACAACTACAGCAATCACTCCCGCCAGGGCAGAAAGACCTGCGAGAATGATTGATTGCCACCAATTTAGTGACCCTGATGGTGAAGCAACATTGATCGGAGGCGGCGGCATCTTGTTCTCTTTCCGATACTTGTTTTGTCTCCTAGTTGACAATGGGTGCGGCATCCTCGTGTACAACCAGAGATATTGTGGACCCATACCCGGGCAATGACGTTATCAACGGTCTTAAACGCGCAGACTCCGAAGGATGTTCTAATTGCAATCTGATTATTGATAACGGAAATACAGTTTCGACGGTAGATTTACACGTCTTTGATGATGGTGTTCGAATCACACCCGTAATTCCATTAACTGTCACGTTCAATACCCAGCAGTACAAGATCACTGAAATTGACTTCTTCTATCCTGCGCCAATCCGAGTTGAAGGAACGAATGCAGATGCGGTTATGCGTTTCAAATCGATGGATGGCGATGGGCTCGAGCTGTTCCTCCCTTTAGCGTCATCTGTGAACATGTCCACAAATCCCTCGGATTTCCTCACGAAAATCGCCCACTCTCTTCCGGATACAACCAAAACAACAACAGTTTCATCCGTTTCAGTGGGTCAGAACTGGTCCTTGGCAGGGTTAATTAGCCCGAATGATCCGTACTTTACATGGGTCAATGCAGACTATGAACGATACGTGAAGTACACGATCCCGTGCAGCCAGCGCGTACTGGGCTGGCGGCCTCTGCGCGGACCCCGTGCGATTTACATGGCGAATCCAATTGTAGTTCCCGACAGTGACCTGGCAACCCTTCGCGCGTCGGTTCTTCGTTTGAATCCGACGGACGCGATCAAGACATTGCCATATACGTACTTTTACCCTCCGAACGAACCGTGCCCCGACTGCAAGGCCCCGGCAAAGGCAACGACGTCGGCACCCTCGCCCATGTCGACCGCCCTCTTTAACTGGATCATTGCCATTGTTATTGTCATCTTGTTCTGCATTGCGGTGATTGTAGGCGTTCTCATGACGGAACAACGTGGAAGTGTATTTGAAATGGCCTCCAATTTTCTACGCAGTATATCGTCTTTTTACGTCTTGATGCTCGTGTTTGGGTTGTTGATTATCTTGGCATTGACAGTTGCGGGCATTGCAAAGGCAAAGTAAAAACGAAACTTCACTTCACATCCAAGCACGAATGCAAGAATGGTTGTCGCAGTTCTCATTTCAGTTTCAGGCACCTTGTCTGAAGTCACCCTTCCTGCCAAGACACCCGATGTTCTCGAGTGGCTCCGCAAGAAGCTCAAGCAGCCTACGCTCCAGTTCCAAGGCAAGTTTACGCATACCGAAAAGACCCTTGCCGTCTTTGGCGTTCCATCTGATGATGAGGATGATTCCACGAATCAGCATATGCTTCCTACGCCGTTTCACGAGGATCTGTTTTCCGGGACGATCTGTATCATGAAGTCCAAGAATGAGAACCTGGATGATTACGATGCATCGGCAACCCAGTATCACGACCTAAAGACGGTTGAGTATGAGGAGGTGTATCATTCCTGCACGTTCGAGGAGCAGGAGGAAGAGGAGGCTGAAGAGGAAGAGGAGGAGGAAGAGGAAGAGGAGACAGTGACACGCGAGGCGCGACCCGTGCATACGGTGCATGCTTCGAATGTATTGGTAGACCACCCACTGCGAACAATTGTGCGCAACAAGTTTGACAGCAATCATGTGGAGACGGCGATTTTGCAGCGATGTATTGCCGATGCCAAGAAGTGGTATATCGACATTGAGTGGGAGAATCCGGTCTTCACGAACATGTACCGGACACGTGCGATCCAATTGTACGGATGTCGTCAACTCTTGCAGACTATGACACCGGATGAATTTGCAAACTCGACACCGGTCCAGCAGAATCCGGAACGATGGGCCAAGATGGTGGAGGAGACAAACGAGAAGGAAAAGGCGACCTACTCGAAGAAGTCCACGGCGTCTATCTTCATGTTCTGCTCCCGGTGCAAGAAGAAGACCGAGTGCGATTCATACCAGATGCAGACGCGCTCGGCAGATGAGCCCATGACGACCTTTGTGACCTGTTTGGTTTGCGACAAGCACTGGAAGTTTTAAGAACTGCAGGGCATCAGGCACAGCTTGATATCGCCCAGATTTGCAATCACGTACCGAATCATCAGAAACCAATCATTTTTCATGTGGATCTCGAGGTTATTGGACAGGTTGGAGCACTTGGTAAAGAGAACCAGGTGCGGCAACGAAAAGGTCCCGGACACAATCTCGTGATCTTCATTCTTGGTCCGGGCAATCGTCATGTCTGACGTTGAATCGCCCATGGTCACCGTCTGGGATGCAAATGGCCCCTTGCAACTAAACGTGAGCGTGGATCCAACATTTTTGATATCAATCGTCTTGGCGGAGAGCAAGGTCATGTCGCGACAGATCTTCTGGAAATCCATTGAGGGCATGGTGATGCGTGTGGCAAACTCCGTCTCGGGCATATTAATGTCCGACTCGTCCCGATCCAGCAGGTTCAGCTTATTCCGGATCCGGCGCTTCTTTTCGCCATTCTCAAGAGTGATTGTGATGTGATTGGATTCGGCGCGGCTCACAGAAAAGGTGATGGTATCATCGTTGGTCACAGTCTTGACAATGCGGTAAAAGTGATCCGTGTTAAGCCCCACATCGAGCTTGGGTGCCGAGTGATTGTACTCGTAGTGCTCGAACTTGGAAGCCTGGAGGCGCATATGAGTGAGGACCGTGCGGGTATTGTCCATGGCAATCATCCGGATTCCGTCCTTGTCGAAGACCAGACTCATCTCCACTAACATGGACTTGAGACCCTCGGCGAGGATACGGATCGGAGCTGTCTGCACTGTCTTTGCCACAACCAGGTCGTCTGTCATTTACCTCCCTTGCGTTTCTTCCTGAAAGTAGATTTACGACCCTTTCCGCGACCCCCGCGGCGACGACTACGCCCACCAAGTGTCGGCTGTCCGCGCGTGGCTCGATTTGCGTTCACACCTTGAAATCCTTGAAAAAAGGCTGAAATTGGATTTTTCCTTGCGGGTGGGATTGGGGGCACCGCTGCAATGGCTCTTTGCATTTTAGCACCCCTTGTCTTTGCTAAAATTTGTTCGGCAAGGTCGGGGCGTGCAAGAGGGTTTATGTTAGCGAATTCTCCTCGGTAGTCCACATTCAGAGACGGCGTCGAAGGTGATGAAGGTTGTCCACGTGTAAAGGCATTGGGGTTAAACCCAATCGGCACTGGTCTGGGCCCAGGTGCTGCGGTCTCTATCGTTGAACGCGCAAGTTCATCGCGTTGCGCCTGACTACTTGCGAGATCTTCGGCTGTAGGTCCAGAATCTGCACGCTCGGGTACTTCGGGAACTACCTCGAGCAGAGAAGGCGCAGGGCGTGCGACGGCAGGTGTGCTCGGCACCGACGATGTATATCCGACATCCGATGCAGATGTGGAATCAGACGCAGACGACGAGTATTGGGAATACATACCCGGATCCAGCGAATCGAGATCGTCTGCTACACGCTGTTTTGTACTCAATTTCTTTTTTTGTACTGCACGCCAGATTAGACTTGCAAATTCCTTCAACTGTTCGGGCGGTAATTCAACCTTCGCCTTTTCCAAAATAGAGTTCTTTTCTTTATTACCGGCGGCGCCCGGAGTCTCGATTGCCGTCACATACCTAGCGATGAAACCGCCGCGAGGATTCAGATACTCCGAAACAGCATGAAGTGGATTTCGAATTGCAGTTATAGATGGTGGAGGCTGAAGTACCGGCGGCCTAGGCAGTTTAGCTAAAGGGTTTGCGACCACTTCTTGCAGAGCAGGAGCCGGTTCGGGGGCAGGAGCAGGGGCAGGGGCAAGAGCCGGTTCGGGGGCAGGAGCAGGAGCCGGTTCGGGGGCAGGGGCAGGGGCAGGGGCAGGGGCAGGAGCCGGTTCGGGGGCAGGGGCAGGGGCAGGGACAGGGGCAGGAGCAGCTTCTTCTTCGGGTTGAAGTACCGGCGGCGGCCTAGGCGCAGAAGCAGAAACAGCAGCAGCAGATCCAAGGGAAGGATTATCATACGTTAACCGCTTATCCTTCAAGTACTCGTATAGAGGAGTGTAGTTAGGATTGTCATTAACAAAATTCAATGCAAATGCCAGTGGTCCAATCGAGCCCTTCGTACACTTGATTAGGCTCGGATCCGCTTTGAGCAGTTTCTTTACACCCTCTAGATCGTTGATTTCAATCGCTCCAAAGAACTTTTCACATTCTGGTCTGCTAAAGACAGGAACTAGGGCAGGGGCGGGAGCCGGTTCGGGAGCAGGGGCAGGAGCCGGTTCAGGGGCGGGGGCAGGAGCAGGGGCGGAAGGAATACGATCCACCAGTTCGTTGGTATCGGGATTCTTAAATTGAATCTTGTCTCCAGTCTTCACGACATTCCATGCCTTTTGAGATCCAATCGGTCCTACCAGGACTTGGGGCATTCCCTGTGCGTCCAATGAAACATCCAACGTTGGATCTACTGCTTTCACTGCGCGTTCAAGTTCAAGCCGTGCCGTGTCATCGGAGGCCAGAGGCGGTGGTGGCGTACGAAGAGTTAGTCCTCCGGGACGAGCCGCCGCTGCCTCTTCAGCCTCCCTCATGGCTGCCGCCGGCGCAGGAGGCGGAGGTAGCGGTCGAATTCGAGCATCGGGTTTTTTCGCAACACGACGTAACATGGGGTTCTCAACTATAAATTCATCCGTTGGTGGTGGTGTCTTCTGAAGGGGGTTCTCAACAACACGAGGTAGTCCAGGTATGGTTGCAACTCGCGATCGCTGCGAAGCTAAATATGCACTAGTTTTCGATCCTGGAGCACCGGGAGCAGGACCAGGGACTGCGGCGACTTGTGCTTGGACAGCTGCTGGATCTTTCCACAATAAAGCTGCGGCGCCGATGCCGAGCAGCTCCATTGCAATCAGTGCTTCACCGACGCTGACCATTATATCAATGCTCTACTTTTTTGGACTTAAAAGAAAGGGAGGGAACACTTAAAATGTCGAAAGACGTATGGGCCGTAGGGCGTCCTCCGATCGAGACAGTTTCGATGCCTCGTACGTATCGCGAGGGGCGCCCAAGTGGACACTATGATCTCGTAATCGTAAGCCTTGTGCATCAGTCTGCAGATATGGTCAAGTACTTGGCGGCAAATCTGCAAAAGTATGTCAAGGGACCGTTTCTATGGGTGGTGCATTACAATCACTCGGATTTCATTGACGAACGTGAACTTCCGGACTTTGCATGGCTTCATCGTGAACCCATTGAAACACGAGCCTTTACCCGGTCCATCACTCACGCCGTATGTCGATGCATGCAATTTGCGCTTGAAACGACAACCTGCGTAAATTTCTTGATGATGAGTTCCGGGTCTTCTTTTTTCCGAGAGTATCGTGTTCCTATCACGCCGTACATTGCATTCTATTCGCCGGAATACCTGCTCAATGACGGAAAGATCCTGCTCCACCAGGAGCCGATCCCGATGGGCAAGGCGAATGGACGTGGATGGCATTGGAATGTATTTTCAACGGACGATCATGTGAACGAACTCTTCACGCGCCGCGGATTTCGCTGGCTGCGTGGAGGTCAGTTTTCGGGAACGATGTTTCCATGTGAAGTAGGTATGCAGCTTGCGTACGATTTCATGACAATTGAAAAGAAACTGTTCGACCCGTTCATTCACGATTATCCGGGCGAAGAAATCCATTTTGCGACATATGCATACAATTATGCGGTTGAAAGGGGTCTGACGATCCATCCCAGCGAGACGATCATTTCATGGGGTGCGGGATATAATATCGAGTCACCCGACACGATCCGGGCCTACCGCGAGGCTGCCCGTGTCTTTCCGGGCATGGGTCATATCGTCTGCAAGCTAGCCGAATGGACCTGGCATCCAGTCCGAGCGTTCCTTAATGGTGACGCCGTGTGAATGCGTGTCCACTGTGTGCACGCGCAGACTTCTTGCGGGACACGATACGCCCCCACTTGTTCATCTTGAGATCCTTGCGCGTCAGACCACCCGGAGTGTGGTGGGCCGTGCCGTGCCACACCTTACGACGAGACCCAATGGCAGACATCCGACGTCCACCGGCCATAGACTGGGGTGCAGGTGCAGGTGCCGGGGGCGGAGGCGGCGGGGCACCAGAAGGTGCAAGACCAACAAGTTTACGAAGGCTGTCCATTTGTGTTTTACGCAGACTTTTTAAATGTGCGGGGTAAGAACTGTGCAGGTACCGTTGGTTGCGTGGGTTCCGTGTACCCAACCTGCTCGATCTTTCCGCAATAGATATCGTTCGTCCACTTGAAGGGAAACTCGACTCCGTGTTCACCTTTTGCGTGCAAGTGAGGAAAGCTGTAATGAATTAGCAGGTGATCGACGATTTTATTGTACAACTGGCCGGACAGAAAATCCTGGTCATGGCCCATTCCAATCGAACGCGGGTTCTCTAGAAATGCTTGGTATTCCGCATGGAGGTTGAGACCAGACTCCTTGCGAAGTCCCCATAATCCACCCATCATGGGCGCCTTGTGTTCACTGTGGTCGCGAATCGTATGTGCCCAGTATCCACTCTTCAAAAACGCCCGGATCGCCCATCGGTCTTTCCAGTGGATGCGACTGTCTGCATCGCGGACAAGCATGGTCTCGACGCCAGGCTCGTCAATGGCATAGAACCGATGAATCATGTTCGCAGGTCCCGTGACTCCAGTGTACCGCAAAATGACATTCGGGGCAGTTGCAAGATGCTGGATGTACGCGGGGTCGACATCGGATCCCAAGTACACAAACACTTTCCAGTCCGGAAAGTATTTCAAGACCAAATTGATGTTCTCATTCATTGGATCCGGATAGTACCGAGGATTCTGGGGGCCATACAGGCAAAAGGAAAAGACATTTACCATTACCTCCTTATACAGATACAATGATTTCCGGGAAAGCGTTTATGAAGGAGTGTAGGTGGTCGTATGATTCTCGATACCCCCCGGCGACATTCTCCTTTCCAGCTGCAAATACGGGGGATACAGTCTTTTTGAATGGAGATTATGTCAAGGATTTCGCATCGGGGCTGTATCGGTTTCCTCGCAAGTACTTTACATTCGTGGTTCACAATTCGGATCAGCAATTCGACAAGCAAAAGCTCGATATGCTGCTTCCCTTTGCCCAGCACATTTATTCGATCAATACCACCGTTACTCACCCCAAGCTGACAACAATTCCACTTGGATTCCCCGATCGGGACCTCGAGTGGCTGGCGACCTATGAACCGTCCAATGTGGAACGCACAGTTCCCGTGTATATGAACTTTACGATCCGCACAAATTACCAAGCCCGGAGTGCGTGTTTCAACGCCTTTCCGAATGCCGAGCACGACCCACCCGAGTTGAACCGACCGGAGTATTACCGCCGCCTCGAGTCTGCACAGTTTGTCCCTTGTCCAGAGGGAACGGGCATTGACACTCATCGGTTTTACGAAGCTCTCTACTGTGGCGCAACCCCTGTTGTACTTCGGTCATGTCCACTGGTTTCTTTCTACGAGCAGTTCCCCTGCTGCATTGTGGATTCTTGGACAGATCCTCTCGTCGCACCCCCGCGGAAGCCAGTTACATTTAGTGTCCGCGACTACTTACAATGAAGATTGATCTTGCCATTCATAGTTCGGATTCAAATCCGTTCTATCTGGATTTCTGGCCCATTGTTTCCAAAATCTGGAAACTCAAGTTTGGAGTGACGCCGCTGCTCGTGTATGTCGATGAAAATCATAACATTCCGATTGACACGACATATGGCATCGTAGTCAAGCTCAAGCCGGTTCCGGATATTCCCGTTCCCTTCCAGTGCTGCTGGGCCCGATTCTGGATTCCATCACAGTACCCGGACAAGGTGTGTATCCTGTCCGACATTGACATGCTGCCGATTTCCCGGCGGTACTTTACGGGATTGGTCGAGCCGTTTCCCGATACCAAGTACATTCACCTGAACCCGCAACACGATTACATGCCCGTGTGTTACCATGTTGCAAAGGGGTCCTTGTTCACCAAGGTGTTTGATCTTCCGGAAACGTGGGCCGAATCCGTAAAGCGAGTCAGCGACTATAATGAGGGATACAACCACGTGCTCAATGACGGGACCGTCATTCAGCGCTGGGGTGTGGATGAAGCCTATTCCACGTACAAGATGAAGGTGTATCACGATCAGTCTATTTTCGTGATGATGGGACGTGGAAATTCGTTTGCGCGAATCGACCGCCATGAGTGGCATTACCAGCCGAGTGATATTTACCGGGACGTTTATGCAGATTCCCATTGCATCCGCCCCTACTCGGAACACAAGACGGAGATCAACAAGTTGGTCGAATTCATTATGGAAGAGCGACCCAAGGTTTATCGTCCATTCGCCAACACATCCCTGACAAATGCATAAGACCGGGCGATTTTATGTTCAACATCCTCTTTTTGAATATCTGAATACGAAGGAGCTTGTGTCGCCAAGAATGGGAACACAAATTCCATTCGGAGTGAATTGAGTGCGTCATCAATCGGACTTTCATCGTCAAATGCTAGGACTGCGTCATACGAGGATGCAGTATACAGAACGCAATGTGTTGTGGATACATGGTCAGCATGCAAAAAGGTGAGATCGCCTTCAGTTTTCCATGTCAAGGGTTCCGGTTCTGAAAAGTTTGCAGATCCATTCAACACTTGGATTCGTGGGTGTCGATTCAAGTAGTCCACCATATGGTTCAGATGCTTGAACAAGAACCCATTCTGAATCAAGAACTTGCAATCGTCTTCCAAGACCAATACGTAGGGTTTCCCGGCATTCTTGGCCATCTGAATAATTTTTTGATGGGATCGCAGACAGCCAATTGCACCATTCGAATGTGCAACAGCATCGACAACCTTCAAGTTCAAGCAGGGGTACAATTTATGGTTCTGCTGTATGAGTTTCATCCGATCCGTTCGATGCGAAAGATGGATTACGTAAGCGTCCATTACCTTAATGGAAGCGATTCTTCGCGCCCATTTGGGGTTTTGTGTTTGGTTCTTCTTCGTGGTGTTGGACCTCTCGGCTGTCTCTAGTTGCTGTAGGCCAGGCCACCCATGCCGGACATCACACGCAGCACGTTGTAGTTGACGGCGTACACGCGGACCTGCGCCGTGCGGCCAGAGCGCACCGTGTTGACGGAGACCGTGAGCTGCAGGGTCGCCTTGTCGATACGCGAGAAGTTGCAGCTGCCGCTGGGCTGGTGCTCCTCCGGCTTGAGCGCGAAGGAGTACACGCAGATACCCGGGCTCGGGGTACGCGTGTGGTGCTGGAACGGCTGGACGATGCTGAAGTAGCGTCCCTCGCGCTCCGTGAAGCGGTCCTGGCCGTTGAGCTGGATCTTGGCCACCTCCGTCGGGTTCTTGCCCGTGCAGCGAACACCCGAGTCGAGCACCACCTTGGCGAGCAGGTAGTTCGTCGTGTCCTCGAACAGGTAGGCCTGGTCGTTGCCCGACGAGCCGAAGTTCGTGTCGAGCCAGCTGGCGCCCTGGAGGGACGGGCCAACCTGGATACCCACACCCGGGAGGTACGGGCCCGAAGGACCATCGGCCGTCGTCGGCACGTTGAGCGTCGAGGCACCGCCACCCAGCGAGCCGCGGGCGAGCACGTCCATGATCACACCCTCCGTCGAGAAGTCGTCGGAGTAGTTGAACGGCTGGCATCCGTTGACCTCCTGGATGAAGGAGGACTGGGCGCCCGGGTTCGAGCAGTCAATGAACGAGTCACGCTGGACGACCCACACGAGCTCCTTGACCGGGTGGTTAAAGTTCAGCTGGATCTTGTTGCTCGAGCTCGTGATCGACTCGGCACCCGTGAACTGCAGCTGCTCGATGAGGTACTCGTGCGACT